ACAGCTGAAGCCCCTTTGACACGGTCGCCTTTGAACCCACGGGAACCTGCTGCTGGTGATACTCCCTGATAAAGGGGGCTGTCCGGGCCATGTACTCATACATCTCAGTCTCTATCGTTGAACGACTCTTCGAGTCTGCCGCCGCGTCTATGGCGTCTTTATACTCTTTGATTCTTTCGTTGAATCGAGCCTCCATTTATAAAACTGGATTAAACCTTTTATACCGAGTCGACAACTTTAGGAGCTAAATAGAACTTTACATCTCCAAGGTTGGCTATACCGTACCGAAAAACGACCGGCATCTGCTCGTCACTCGAGTCTTGCATGAGTTGGACCGACGAGCACAGGCCCGTCGCCTTTGTGAACAGGTTGATGTACTTGAGGTTGTAGATGGCTCCCGTCCTCTTGGGCACCACGTCTGGAAATTCGAGGATCGTCTCCTGGTCCGCAAAGTCCCCACGGCACGCCAGCTCGAGGTTCTGCCCGTCACGAAAGATGCTCATCTCGATGGCCAAGTTGCCCATGTCTCTCGCAATCCTCTGAAAGTCCAGACTCGGCATGGTTGTAATCACATCCATGGAAATATCAGGCACGTCAAGAATGTCCTCGTTGATATCCAAGAGCTTGAGCTTGAAGCTCGTCTTGGACTTTTTGACAAAATTTTCAATTACAAAATCTATCGAGTCGGTATCCTTGATGGACATGGACAGAGTGTCGGACGGGCCGACCGACTTGAGCAGCTTGTACGTGTTTGCCATGTTCATACCGGCTGCAATCTCAGATGGGCATGAATATTCTTCAAAGTTTTCAGCTCCAAGATTCATGTGGACAAGAGTCACCCGGGCCGTGTCCAACGTCAAAATCTTGATTCCAGTCGGAGTAAAATAAACATTCACGTCATTGATGATATCCTTGAGAACTTCAAAGATACCCTTGACCGCACCAGCCTGAATCGTCTTCAGGTTCATGTTTTCTCTATTTTACTTGTCCGAGCTCTTTAGCTGATATGCATCCGTGACACTTCTGTTTATCTTATCCTTGAGTTCCTGAGTGAGCATGGGCTGCATGGATGACCCGTACGAGTCGAGAGCGAACATGTCGGGCCCACCCTCGTCACCTTCGAGAGACGCCGATCCAACCCCGTTTGACGACCACATTTCAATATCATTTGGAATCATAGACTCGAGCCAATTCTTCACCTCGGCACCAACCAGCACTTGGCCATCGGACGTCACGAGGGTAGGCACCCTGTTCACCTTGTCCGACTTTGGTCTCCCCTGGGTCGTCACGTTGTGAAAGCGAACAATCTGTCCAAGACTTGGATTATTTTTTATAATATTCAAAACTTCAAAGCAGTATTGACACTTGTCGCTAAAGACCAAAAGGGCCATTCCTACTTTGCGTTCTTTTTTTTTAAAAGCGTCTAGTAACGAATGAAGACGGACATTGTCATCCTCGGAGCAGTCGCGGCCATTGTTGGAATTCTCTTCTTGAACTCGTCGTCCGTGACGTCTCGCTACGCTGGTGCGACTGCACCAGCAGTCCCCCCTTCCGTCGTCCAGGTTATCATCGAGGCTATCCAGAAGAACGAGCCCTGGCTCCAGCCGGTCGAGACCATCTACGTGAATCCCCGTGCCGGTGCTCAGTCGGGTCTGACCTATGAGGGGCGATTCATGTTCATCGACACGCGCGGATTCTTCGGCGTCCAGTACGACGTGTCTGCGGGAGTCTCCCCTGCTGGGGCTGTCACCATCCTGTCCAAGACGACGTCGAGCTCCCCCGACCGCAACGGTCCCTTCCAGTCCTTCTCTCCCGACAAGTACCAGCCCTTCAACGACATCAACGTGGCTCTGTCCGAGCAGCTTCAGTCTGCGCTCAAGGCGTCGCGTGAACTCCCTGGGAAACAAGTCCAATTCTAGTAACAGAAGATGATCAGTGCATCTGAAATTGCCGCCCGGGAACAGTCCCGGCGAAACCTCAGAAAGGATACATATAAAACTCTTCTTGAACAGTTTTCTAGAAAGATTAAAGCGTGTGTCGATCGGCACGAACAGTGTGCAGTGCTGGTCGTGCCGCCCTTTGTCATGGGGTTTCCCATGTACCCCTTTGAAGAGGCTCTGGCGTACACGCGTCGCCAACTCGAACGGTCGGGCTATCAGGTGCGCCAAGGCATGGAGCCTGGTCAGTTTGTCGTCACGTGGGAAAAGGCGAGGAAAAAGGTGGCGCGGACGGTCGAGCCAGACGCCCCGCAATCCGACGACCTCTTCTCAAGCCTCGCAAATCTGCAAAAAACCGCTGCGCGTCTTCGAGGGTCAGCGCCATGATTTCATTTATTTTTTACCAGGCTCTACTAAATGGAGGTTCTCAATGACGCCGAGCGACGCTTCTCACGCAAGTTGGTCGACGCCATGCTTCCTGAACTGTTTGAAGTTTGTTGTACAATGTGGGAAGACACCAAGAAGGACACGAAGGATCGTAAATTTGTCGAGAATTATCGTCAAAATCTCCGAAAGGTGAAGGGCGAGTGGTCAAACGTCAAGGTGAAGCAGCACGTGGCCAACATCGTCAAGGAGTGCCCGCTCTTCCCCAGGCTCATCGCCGCCGTGTTTGTCATTCACGTCAAGATTCTCAGTTCTATCCGAATCGACAAGTCAAGCAAGAAGATTTCTCTCAAGCTCCCGAGCAACGACGTGTTTGTCCACACGTGCTTCATCGAGTGCGCCCGTGACTTGTACGAAGACCCGTGGATCATCACGGATGAAAAGCCCGCGACCGAGCGACGGAACGAGCTGAACACGCGCTTCACCAAGTGCATCCGCGAGACGATCGAGAACCTCGTGCCGACCGAGGAGATTCTCACCACGTATCTGAGCCTGCCTGAAGAGTCCGAGCCTTTCGAGATGGAGCCGGACGACACCTACCAGGAGGAGGAGGAGCCGCAGCCCCTGGACGTCGGAGAGGCGCTCGATGCCGTCGACAACATGCCCGAAGAGCAGGTTGGGTCGCCCATCGTCGATGGCTTGCCAAATCCCGTCGAGACCCCCGGGGGCACAAAGACCGTGGTGGTCACTCCAGTCCACAAGGAGAGCCTGTTTCCGGACGCGCCAGAGATTGGAAAAAAAGGTGGTGATGAATAATAGGAAAGATGGACCAGTACTTTCGCAATCCCGCGAGCGCCGCAATCATATCAGCAGCCATCACCATGGCTTACGTCTTTGCGCGTAACAAAATGAACGGACGGGCGAACGTTCCCAACTCGGAGTACGCCAAGCCCGCGTTTCTCGTGGCGCTCCTCGTGTACCTCATCGTCAGTCAGGGGTGCGGTCAGCGTGAGAGCGTGAGCCTCGAGCCATTCTGAAACACTTAAAAACATAAAGAACTTTAGAACTAATGAGTTCTCTGGATGCGTTTAACGATATGATGTCTCAGTTTTTGAACGAGCTCGTTCTGACGTTCCCAGAGGAGAAGCACTTGGATGAGCATCTGGCAAAATTCAACGCGAAGCGCTTCCTAGACCCCCGGGCTCCCATTGATGATTTCATGAATTCAGTACGTCCCCACTCCAACAAGCTCATGGCAAAGGATGACTCGCTCTTTGACGAGCTCAAGGATTTGAACATTGCCAAGGCGTGGGCGACCGGTACGTCCCATGGAACCAAGGCGGCGATTTGGCAGTACCTCCAGACACTGTACATGCTCGGGACGACCCTGACCATGTTCCCTCCAGAGACGCTCGCCGCCATCGAGAGCGCCGCAAAGAAGTGCGCCGAGAGTGGCGCCTTTGACCCGGCGGCCATTCAGGGACTCCTGGGTGGCATGGGGGGGATGGATTCTCTGCTCAGTGGCTTGATGGGCGGGGCTCAGGCTCCTCCGCGGAACCGCATTGCTACGAAAAAAAATAGGGGTAAGAAGTAGATGGACCCACGTGAAGTCTTCCGTACAGACAAGATGTTTGAGTTTTGGCCGACCGCCTCTCAGTCAGCCAAGGACCGCGTCGCCGCCACGACTCGTTTCGTCGTGTATGCCATGTGCATACTGTATCTCATCAAGCGCGACGCGCGCGTTCTGGCGCTCGGTATTCTCGTGCTCGCTGCTCTGTACTTTCTGTACGTGTCCAACATGATCCCAGACGGCCAGGTCCGTCCCGCGTTTGGCGACGGCCAGGCGGCGTGGTTCGGTCGTGACGCCGTCACCATGCCCAGTCTCGAAAACTCCATGGCGAACGTGCTCTATACGGATTACACCGACCGCCCGGATCGCCCAGCAGCGGCGTGGTACCCGAGCGTGGCCAAGGAGGTGGCCCGCGAGTGGGAGTTTATCCACCCCTTTGAGAAGAAGCGCGACGCCGAGCGCAATTTCTACACCACCGCATCGACCACGATTCCCAACGACCAGACGGGTTTTGCCGAGGCTTCATACGGTCCCAAGTTTGGACCATTCTGCAAGGATGGTTCAGGGTCTTGCGATGTCGAGTCTGACCGTTTCCACTTCCCCGAGCGCACACAGCTGCGAGGAGGAAACGGACGGTAAAAAAAACTCCCCATCTATATTAACATGTCTGCAAGGAACTTGCGTACGGACAACCTGATGCTCCAGGAGAAAATCTGGCAGGGCCCCGCGACCGTGGTGCTCGACGACGTCGTGCGCGTTGATGACGCCCTTCGTTCGCAGTCCACGTCTCGCTGGAACCGCTTCTACAACGAGCGTGCATACGATTTCCCGAATCTGTACATTACCGACCGTTTCCCGGTTCTGACGCACAATCCCATCAGCACGTACAGCAACGACCAGAACAACCGTTTCGACCAGCGCAACCC